TTCCTCGACCTCTTAGCCGTTAAGCCAAGCTCGAGCGAAGAGGTCTTGGTTGCTCGCCTTTTTAATCCATAATATAAGATCGAAACTTTGGTTGTTTTCTTTCATAAAGTTTGGAGTCATAGCAGTATATAGACTAGTTGTTAAATGTTCTTTACAAACCTCAATCCAATCCGCCACAAACTGCGGAATTTTGACTTTTTGGGGTTCGTCTAGTTGTTTCAACTCTTTCAAAAAAAGTTCAACCATTGAAGTATAAGGTACAGGTTCATAAAAAGGGCTGTGTTCATTCCACAATTCTTCATACTTCTTAATCAATGCTTTAATATTCATCTTAGTTTCCTCCATAAATCAAATAAACTGCAATAACTACCTGAGCCATGCTTGGCGCATAGCCAATCCAATCATCAAACTCCTTAGATTTTGGCAACCAACCCTTAGTAGCTCCCAAATCATAGTCTGTAGGCTTTTCATCAGCGAAGATGCATTCCATCGCTCCCATAAACGTCATACCATCTTCTGCCATTTCCCAAAAATAGTCCACCCGGTCTTTCACTGCTTGTGGTAAATCTTGCTTGGGAGGTTTGGGTCTACCGTCTTCTACCGTCCAGTTGTATACTTCATTAACTTTTTGCTTTAACTCTTCCATCATCTTCTAACTCCTCAAAATAACTCAGATTCTCTAAAGGTCAAAAAACGATTAGATCTGGTTATCTTCTACAACCTTAAATTGTACACTTTTTATAACTTTAGGATTTAATAGAATACCTCTATCTTCCCCTAAAACAACCACATGCCCATTATTCATTTGAGATATGATTGCATCTCTAATTTTTCCTAGTTTAGTATCATCTTGGTAAAAGCCATGCGCTTCAAAATTATCGAATTTTATATTAACTTCAATCACTTTAAACCTCCTCTATATCAAACTCTAATCTATAATGCCCTTTTTCCTCGCTTAATCCACCATAAACAAAGGATAACTTTTTGATAACCTTATGATTATCATCTGTCCAAATACCTGCATCAGTCATGCCATCAATGATAGCCTTGACTGTTGGATATAAATTAGGTGGGTCAAGTTTTGACTTAGTAGGGCTGTAAATTGTAACTGTAACCTCACAAGGGTTGGAGGGGCTAAAAGCAGCCCTCCCTTTATCCTTGTTCATCGATGTATGCCAATAAGCAAAAGCTCTAATGCGTTTAGTAACTTTAGCCTTATCTGTTTGATGTTGTCTGTCATTACTATTGATAACCATGTTTAGAGATTTTAGCTTAGTATTCCGAGGCAAAGAAAACTCAAATTTCATTTTGATTACCTTAAAACTCAATGTTTTCAATTTCTGCACGCTGTTCAAGGATCTTGAGATATGCACACATTGTATAGTGTTGAGTTTCAAGTAACTCAATAGGACATTTTAGTTTAAAATCAAGTGTTCCTACGTAATAGTTACTAATCATCAAACTTAACTTATTGGTTCGCTCTTTTAATTGTTTGTATTCTTCAATCATCCGTTGTTTGTAATCACTCATTTTAATTTCCACTTTCTTATGCTAATACTGTGATATGTTTTTGGTCTGCTAGTTGCTCTTTTAGATAGGCTGCAATGTTTCCTACTGCATCAGCTACCCAACGCTTACCATCTGCCTCAAATAAAGCCATATTGGCTTGCTTATCAATTCTAAAGACAAATAGGCTTGCCGGTTGCTCAACCTCGCTAAATGTACGATTTTGAAATAGCTCCATCAAATACTTTCATCTAAACACCTCCCCACCATCTGAGTACCATCTGTTTTTTAGTACATGACGTGCAATCTCGCATTGCACTTGTGGTTTCTGATAATAATCCACTTTTGCTTTATGCTTTTTGATAGCTTGCATAGTGTGAATTGTAACAATCGCTGCCCATGTGATAGACATCAAAGTTGTAAGTACCATAACGATTTCAATTTTTGTCATTTTCTATTTCCTTTTCAAATTGGTTTAAATAGGGTTAATTTCCTCCTAACCCCTGTGCTATTGCAGCAATAACACTCACAGTCACGCTATTGCCTGCTTGCTTATATAATTGACTGTTAGAGTTGACCTCCTGCGCCTTATCAAAAGCCCAGTCTGGGAATCCTTGCAATCTCCAGCACTCACGAGGTGTTAGCTTTCTAATCCTGAAATCAGGCTCAACTACTCCTTGGCTTTCGCCAGTCAATAAAGTATTTGCTATCTTCTTACCTACTCGCCCTCTGCGTGTTTTAGAGTTTGGATGCGATAGGTTTACACTATCTCCAATCGTCGCTTCTGCGTAGCCTTGAGAGGTTGCCTCTGTTATTTTTAAAACATTGTTTTCGTGATAGCTATTCCTAGTTAAAGTAGGAGCGATGTCATGCTCTCCGCCTTTATTATAACCATGACCACGTTGAATAATTTTAGGCTCAAGTCCTCCGCCTTGATATGCCCTGATAGTTGGTGCGATACCGTCTGTTTCGTAAACTACCCCACATTGATTGAAATTGGGTTGCAATACCCCAAATTGTTTTATAGTATTACTTTTTATGGCTATTTTTTGCCCCTCTCCCTTATTCGTTGTGAGCGTAGGAGCTAGGCCGTCAGCTTGATAGACTTCCCCATTCATGCCATTTCCAGAGGGGTTCACATTACCAATTTTCACGACTGATTGGTTACTAATTGACTGATTTTCTCTGCTGAGAGGAAATACCTTTCGTCCACTTCCTCCTCTAAGATGTCCGATAATGAACACACGTTCCCGATTTTGGGGGACTCCAAAATTTTTGCTGTTAAGCACTTGCCATTCCACATCATACCCCAGTTCATCCAACGCTGAGAGGATGACCTCAAAGGTATTTCCTCTGTCGTGGTTGAGGAGTCCCTTGACGTTTTCAAGGAATAGATATCTGGGTTTGAGAATAGATGCGAACCTTGCAATTTCAAAGAAGAGAGTTCCTCTTGTATCTTCAAATCCTCGTCTTGCTCCTGCAATAGAGAAAGCTTGGCACGGAAATCCTCCACAGATAACATCAACATGTCCGATTCCTCGAATAGTGTCATCTGATACTGTTGTGATGTCATGTAATTCAATTTCTCCTTTCGTATCGTGTATAGCTTTATAACTAGCTCTAGCGAATTTATCTATTTCACAAAATCCTATACATTCATGCCCGGCTGATTCCATGCCGATCCTAAAACCTCCAATGCCAGCAAATAAGTCTAAGAATTTCATTTTCTGCACCATATCACTCTTTCGTCTTACTTCTGATTGTGAAAGGTCGTCGAGGTGGTGCATCCTCAAAGGCATCTTGAAACTCTCGGTTGATTTTTCGGATATTGAACGGCTCGTAAGCGTGGAAATAAAATCCATGCTCATCAACATAACCCTCTACACCAGTTGACCAACTTAAAAATACTGATTGTTGACAACTAGGGCATGTGATGCCTTTTCGGTGGCTTGGTATCTTTAGAACTTTACAAAATCCGCAAAACGGACATTGCAAATCAACTTTTACTTTGTTCATTGGCTACTCCTTGCAATTTCTTGTATTTTTTCAAACACCGTTTACAAAAATACTTTTCCTTTCCATCAAATTTTATTTCCTCAGCCCAAAGAGGTACTTGCCAATACCTCTTGCAATGTGACCACCCTGTTACAATATTGAATAGATGAGGTTTCGCATTGCTATGTATATATCCTGTGTTGTTGCGTTCTGCTGATGCTAAAGGTAGTTCCCATCTATATCCAACCATACTTAGAACCTCCTAGAAAGGCAAATCATCATCACTGATATCCAATGGGTTTGTCGGTCTGCCAAATGGATTGTTATCACGGGTGAAATCAGGAACTGGATTTGTTGTGTTCCCCTCAAAGAAACTACCTTGTTGTCCGTAACTATTTCCATTTTGGAAATTGTTCCCTGTGTTATTTCCGTTTTGGAAAGAACTGCCCTGGTTGCTGTAACCCTGTTGCTGATAACCGCCATAATTATCTTGATTATTTTGCTGACTGTTACGACTTTCTAGCAATTGGAAATTACTAGCAACAACCTCTGTGACATAAACACGTTGGCCTTGTTGATTATCATAGCTACGTGTTTGAATTACTCCTACGATGCCGATCAATGAGCCTTTTTTAGCCCAATTAGCAAGATTTTCAGCTGACTGTCTCCAGATAACACAATTGATAAAATCAGCCTCACGCTCTCCAGCCTCGTTCTTAAATGGACGGTTTACAGCAAGAGTAAACGTAGCAACCGCAATATTAGATTGCGTGTATCTTAGTTCAGCATCTCTTGTAAGTCGCCCTACTAAAACAACGTTATTTATCATTTTGCACCTCCTCTTTTATCCATTTTCCATTGACTTTTTTACCTTGACGGTTTTTAATTTCATTCCATGCAATTTCAAAACAAGCATCAAGCATTGTTCCCTCGTTTACTGAGATTTTTGAAAGAATGCCCGTAAAGTTACGTATGTGAAATTGGATTTGTGTGAGCGTGTTGATAATACCTGGATTGAATAATAGATCAAGCAACTTGCTAGACATTAAACCAATTTCTTTAGTTGCATATAAGAGTAATGTTTCTGTTGAAATTTCACCTTTTTCATACCTTGTGTAGCCGTTCCTATGAGGGTTTAGCATAATATCCTTTTTAGTAAAGTTCATTTGTTCGGTAAACACGGTTAGAGCAACCATAATATCGCCGATTGCATCCTCAAGCTCTTTATGATTGCTTGAGTGTTTTGCCTTGTTCAATTCCCCATACTCCTCGAGGATTTTTTGCATTTGAGAGAGAGGGTTTTCTTTATCAATCTCTCTCTCAATAGCCCAATCTGTCACATTTTCAATCAGTTCATTAAATTTCATTGTGCATACCTCCTGTTGCAATATTCACGTTCTAAGCTATCTAGCCCCACTTTTAAATACTCGATAGAGTAAATTCTTTTCAATTTGTGAGAGAGGCCTGTTAGCCTCCTCAAACTCTAAAATAAGTTGATACTTTCTAAATTCCACCTAACCCTCCAAAGTTTCAAAACTGATAAAGTTATCCTCAAGCCATTCTTTCAACTGATCAAGCTGAGATTTCCCACCATGCAAAGTCAAACGCAAGTCAATTGTTAAAGGCTCGCTAGGCTCAAATTTTGCCACCTCTCGCGCATTGTTTTGAGGTTCTGGTGTAATTGTACCCTGTTCCAAAATCTCGCCTGTTTCGGCATCGTAAGCCTTGATATTCGCATTAGCATTTTTCTTGGCCGATTGAGCAATTTCTTCAAGTCGTTCAGCTTTTGCTTTTTCTTGGATTTCTTTCTGCTCCTTGCGTGCAATCTCAGCATCTCGATCAGTTTTCATCATCTTGAGAATATCAACAAGACTCTTACCATCTTCAAGATGTCTGATATAGCTATCAGCTGGCAAATCGTACTCTTGAGCTTGCTCTTGGATAGCTTGCTTGTTAGCCTTGTATTCTTCCAGGGCATCAAATTCTGAAAGTACTAAGCCATCCATTTCATCAAGTGTTGTCTTTTTCAGCTCATACTTGCCTGTTTTAAAATATTTCTTGAGGCTGTACTCATTGTATTTGTCAGCGAATGTGGATTTTTCAATCCCTGCGACCATACACTTATCCTCAAATGTAGCACGCACGACATCCACGCGCATTAATCGTTCATGTTCATCAATCGCATTAAGTCCTGCTGACATAGCATCTGTTACGCCCTCAATAGGCTTGATGACTTTTTCTTTGACCCACTTATCAAAGTCTTTTGCCGGCTCATTGATTTGTCGGTTAAAATCTTTGCGTTGAGTGTCTAAGCCCCCAATCAGCTTATTAAAGCGGGTTCGCTCTTCATAAACTTCTTTGTAATTATCAACAGTAACCTCGCGACCGCTATACTGTGCAATGGCTGCGGCTACTTGTGCCTCGATCGCCTCACGGTCAACATTAATTACTGCAGGTTGAAAATCCACCTTGATTTCTGTCAAGCTATTAGTTACATCTTTTACCATGTTTAATTACCTCTCTTTGCTTTTGCTTTTGCTAGTTGTTCAGTTAAATAGTTTTTCAATACCTCGTAGTCACCAACTTGTACTCTATGAAAATCTTGTAAACCTTTTAATTTTTCAGATAGTACATAGTTAGCAAGCGTATCGAACGGCATCCCTTTAATTTTTGCAATATCATTTATAAGGTCGTTAATTTCTTGATATTGAGTGTTGTCAATATACCTTACTTGATTTTGTCCTTGGGCTTGCTGATTGTTTGGTTTCTGTTGCTGATTATTCTGTCCTTGCTCTTGGCTTTCTTCTACTGGATACTCATCAACATCCTCACCTCCAATGGCAAATAAACCTTGTAAAGCATATTTTCTAGCATAAGAACCAACCGCACCTGTCCATTGTGGATCTTGCATCTGTTTCACATCCCCTTTTTGTGTGTGAAAAATTGGTACATCTTCTTCTCTAGCCCATCCAATAGCTTTTTCAATCGTGCCATCACTTTCTCTTTTAGCAACAGCTACCGCTTTATAATACAGTTTGTCACCTTTTTGAATGATGTCATCTTCTGGAAATGATACACTCCAACCGCTATCCAAAGACTTAAATTTATTATTTATGTCCTCTGCGGTTCTAAACGGATATTTCACTCCCTGTTTCGTTTGTTTTTCGATTTGCATTTTTCGCTGTAATTCTGCAAATGTTAAATCAGCCATATTATCTATCCTCCAAGTCTACTAAAAGGCACATCCCATGAATAGTTAGTAAAGTTTTCGTTTACAATATTCTTGATGATTTCACCTTTTGAAATTTCAATTTCCTGTGTAAATTCCATACCCATTTCAAAAGTGAAAATTTTAATATCAACATCAAACTTACTAGAAATTTCTGTGTAATTGTCAGC